CCCTTACACCAGTCAAACTATCAATTTGGACTTCTAATCCGTATTCAACGAATACCATTAGGTCTAATGTTTGAGCGCAAAGATTTTCACCAACAATTTGTAGAGATTTTGGAACACTTTTTTCTGCTGGAAGCATACGAGATAAATCTACATAGTAAAAGCATTGTTCCATATCCCAACCAAGACGGTCAATTAGACCAGAAGATAGTCCGTCCGTTAAACCACCATTGACCGCATTTACACCGTAAAATTGGTTATTGAATTCTTCAAACGCATAACGTTGAGTGTTATAAATCATATTTTGACCAGACACAACCACATTGAAATTGCTAAAATGAGCAAGGGGAGAAGTTGCTCCACAACCCGCTGGGTCATAAGGACTTTGGTATGCTGGAACACCCGCTGATAGAACACTATCTGTCGCAATAAACGGCATAACTAAAACGGATTTCATATTCGCAATACCGTTAGTAATTAGGTTATTGAAAGTAGAACCAGTAGTTACACCTTTTACTTCATATTGGTAAATATCAGTATAAGAGATTTGTTTTACTGGGTTAGATAGATACGCTTGTTCAAATACTGGGTTAAAAGTATAAGAAGGAACATATAGATAAATAGAGTTTGCTAATACACCAGTTGTAACACCAATTGAATTACGCATAGTGCTATCAAGGCAAGTTGCTCCAACGGATACATTTCCGTAGTAAGTTCCGCTTGGTTGGGAAGTTGTTCCAGTATAAGAAACAGTAGTCGCAAGAAAATCACCAGTTCCCGAAACCATAAGTGGATTTACACCTCCTACCGCATTTGATACGGAAACACTTGAAGAAACTTGGTAAGTCGCACCACTGGAGGTTTGACTTGCTACTACTTGGGAAAAAGTGGTGTTGTTAAGATTTAGGGTCATTTTCATATACGCACCTTTTAGTAGTGGCGCTTGGTTAAAAAAAGAGTGAATGTGACGAAGATAAATTGTTGCCATAACACTAATTTGGACACAACCTCCTTTTGTTGCCGTTGCGTCTATCGCATTAGATACGAAAGATTTCCATAGACGAGTAGTATTTTGGACAGATAATAGCGCACTATAAGCACCACCGTTATTAAGAATGCTTTCACCGTTTAAGCACGGATTTTTCGCTGGGTTATACGAAATATATTGAAGACGTTTAGCAAATCCGTGATTTCCGCCTTGAGCATTAAATGTATTATTACCAGACGCAACTCTCGCATTTAGGATTGGAACATTATTACAAATACCTAAACCATTCGCACCATTAGGATTATCATTTATGTCACTTTGAGTTGGTATCCAAGCAAGTGGGTCGTCTGGGTAAAAACCAATAGTCGCACCCATACTATGAACGTCTTGCCACGATAGAGAAGTCATTAGTTTAAAAGTATTCCACATAGACGAGAAAGGAGTTTGTTGGATAATAGTAGTTCCGTTGTAATCAAGGGTCATTGAGTGAATGATATTACCGAACCAATTTTTAAGACCTAATGCGGTATCTGGAGTAATTTGACTTTCCGTTGCTCCAATATTACCAGTTAAACCTTGAAATGGTAGAGGGTCAGTGCTATCACTTAAAGTAGTATTACCATACGATAGTAATAGCGGAACTTGTAGGTATGCTTCACGATACGATAACCATTTGTTAGAGTTAGAAAGTTGCGACGTATCAATGACCGATTGATTGGAATTGTAATTCTGCGATTGGTTATCTAAAATATTTAACCAATCTTTTTTAATGAAAACACTTGGAGTTTCACCTCCACCTTCTTGTGACATATCAAATACAAGTTTATCGCACATTATAATTTATCGTTAGAAAAAAAAATTAGAATAAATCTCTTAAAACCAAGGTTTTAAAAATCCTTTTTTTGCTAAACTTTTTAAAAAGTTTGTTATTTTGCTAAACTTTTTTTAAAAGTTTATTACTTTAATTCAAAGCAAATATTTTTAGGTTTTCGTGATTTAGGTTCAAGAGATAGTTTTGCGATTTTACTTGTTACTTTTTCTTCTAAACCTTTCCCAGTCATTAACTGCTTTTCTTCTGGGATTTCAACTTTTAAATCCATACGAGGACGTAAATCATAACGTGCGCTTGAATATCCACTTCCATAAATTCGGTTCATATATAATTAATCAATATTTTTTTTCTCTTCCATTTTTCGTAAATGATTACGATACTTAATTAAGTTATTGCTTAAATTACTTAATAGTTTAATTTGTTGTTCTAATGGTTTATTATCTTCTTGTGAAAAACTTTGTTTGAATTTATTCATTAGTTTTACTTGTTCGTTTGTAATTTCGTCATAAAGTTGATTAATTTTTTGTTCGTTAAAATCCATTATATAATAAACTTTTAAAAAAAGTTTAGCAAAATGGGTTATTCTTTAAATTAATTCACCGTATTCTTTTATTACAAATAGTAGAGTAATATTACTATCATTCATTACTAAAGGGTCATTATCATTTCCTACTAATTCAATCCGTATTTGGTTATATGTTCCGTTTAATAGTTTATTCCACGCATAATTACTTGGTTTATCTTGGATTAAACCTCCTAAACCAGTCTGCGGTGTAATCGCATAAATGATACTATTTGGTGAAGCGTAGATATTATCAATATTACTAATGCTAACAAGACAATTCGCATTTGGTTGAACGTCTGGTGAAGTAGTGGAAATAAACGAAAATGTATCGTCTAAACTTTTCGCATAAGCAGTTCCAGTTCCATACGTTGCGATAAAATCATTTGTAGTTTCTGGTGTAGTAAAATCTTCTACATATCCAACAATTAAATTAAAATTTGCTGGAATTTTGAATTGTGGATAAAATGCCGTTCCACTAAATACATAAGGACTTGTATAACCAGTTGGAAGCACTGCTGGGACTTCAAAACAATTAAATTGAACCGCATATCGTGTAGCATTGACTTCCATTTCTAACCAATAAATATAATTGCCGTCTGCGTCAATCATATAAAAATCATTTTCTACCATAATTTGTTGAATATAAGCATTAATATCACTAATTTCATATTGACCGTCTGGTAACGTAATGGTCGTAAAAACACCCGCTGATAAAGTAATACTAAATGTATTATTTTGTAAAGTAGAACTAATATTATACCAAGAATAATACATAGACGCTTGAGATAATGCGATATAACTATCTTTAAATACTACGGAGTTAGGAAATCTATAAACAAATTTATTATTACCAGTTCCCTCATTAGTTAGGTTGTTTCTATTTACAACAATCTGCCTCATATAATATTAGTTGTTAAAAAAAATAACCACTCTAAAGTTTATTTAGTAATCTTTACAATTTTAGATTTATCCATAACAAACTTTCTTCTGTATTCGTCTTTTTTATTACCTTCACTATCACGTTTTATACCACCTCCATTAATATCAAACTCTGGTTGAAGCGTATCACTTAACATTTGAGGTCTTACTATAGGTTTCGTTACTTGTGGAAAGAACATTATACAATATCTAAATATTATTTTTCACATTCACCCGTTTTTTCTACAATCGTCGTCATATCTACAGAAACGGGCATTCGTTTTTTTTCGTCGGCGCTCCTAAAGAAATGTTTTAAAATATATTCGTTTTTCTTAAAATCTACTGATTTCTCTAAATCGTCAAACATATCTAAAAAATTACTTGTGTCTAAATATAATTCACCAGTAGAATAAGTTTTACAATTTATCCAATGTAAGAAAGCACAACAAAACCAACCACAAGCATTATTCATTAAAGATTGAATATCTTTTGTAGTATGAGGAATTGATTTACCAATTGATTTTTTGATTGCTTCTTCAACGTCTTTTGGCATTCCTACACCATATGGGTCAAAGTAAATACCTTCTACTTTTCCATTTGGAGATTTATTAATTTGGAAACAAGTCCAATGCGTTCCGCTATTTTTATTCCCACGCTCGTCTTCGTGGTCTTGTAAGTTAATTATATATGATTTATTCATTTCAATTTTTGGAATTTTATCCTTAAAGACAATTGCTTCTAAAGGAAAATTCATTCTTTTAGATAAATCCCATAGTTGAGTATCTGTAAGCATATATAATTAAGTAGATATTATTTTTATATTTTTAAACATAAACTTTTAAAAAAGTTTAGCAAAAAAGGATTTGTAAAACCTTGGTTTTACTGGGAATGAAATTTGTGATATTGCGGAGGTAATTGAACTTGTTGGTGGAATGAACTACCAAATGGGTCACTCTTTAATAGGTGAGGTAATCCTACTTCATATTTTCCTAATACTTGTCCTTCACTATTAGATAAAGTATTACCTACCATACGAAATCCCATTCCACGAGGTGGAGCAGACGAAGCATAAAGTCCAGAACCACGAGGAGCAGACGAAGAAGCATAAAGTCCCATTCCACGTTGTGCTGAACTCGCATAAAGACCACGACCATTTAGTTCCATTGAAAGTCGGTTTGCTTCTACTTCTGCTTCACCCGCTCTTTGTAAATATCCGTCATTACCACCTCGTCCATAAATACCCATTCCAGTCTTATTTTTAATTGCTTTTCTTGCTACTGGAGCAAGTCGTTCCCCTAATTCTTTACCACCTAAAGCAAATGCTGGAACAAGTTCTGGTTGTCCTAACGCAATTGCGGTTGCTGTGCCTAAACTTGCCCCCGCTTCACCCGCAT